ACGAATATGGAAAGTATGCGGATTAATGGCACCATTCCACTTAAAAATGGATTATAAATGAATGGCCAAAGAATGTACTTGTCCCAGTAAGTAATGAAGGTTTGACCTGTCAGACTTAGTTCATAAGCGTAGTGCCAGAGGGTTGATAATGAAAAATAAATGAAAGACACGGTGTTTGGGATGATCCAATTTGTTAGACAATCGTAGCAGACTGTTATTCCCTCAGTCATGATGTAACTGAAAAAAACATATATTGTAGGAATTACAGCCTGAGTTACATTTGTGGCATGCGAATGGTTTTCCATGACATTAGGGTGTTGCACAGCATTGCAGGTTAATGTCTCCTGGTACCATTTGGGATACTTTGTAACCTGGAGTTCTGACTCTGCAGTGATTGACATGATAAATGATGACAACCATAATAAAAACAAGATTTTAATAGCTGGTGACTTGTCATAAGCGAAACGGATAACTTTATCCCTGTATGGCACTTTACGATGGTCTATTCGAATATTGATTTCGGAGTTTACCGGCTTCATGGCCTTATTTTGTGGTTCTTCGTTTAATTTGATGGATTTGGAGTTTACCGGCTTCTCGGCCTTAGTTAATATCATTTCTTCCGTATCAAATGTTTCGGAGTTTACCGGCTTCTCGGCCTTAGGTTTGGGGTTTTTGAGTCGATTTTGGAACATAGCAAGGGCTTCCCGAGACGTTGCATTTTGAAGATGAACTTCAACACCTTTCTCTTTGAAGCTCCAAACAACATCTGACCATACTGTCTTATCATACTCCTGCTCTTTATTTTCAATAACAAACTCGATGGGTTTGTCGATCCACCATACTTCATCAGTTCCGTAGATCCAACCGAAGTATTCAAGAGCATTAGTCCATCTATCTAGGAGAAGCGGATTATTAAATGTCTGTCCATAGGCCATCATCATACCACCGTGCATAGGGTTCATCGCCCAAGGATTTCGCACAATCATCCTATTCCGGTTCGGAATATTTGTTAAAGGTAGTTCCAGGTCATGATAATTACCATTTACAGAATAAATTTGGGTTGATTTTTGGATGTCACAGAAGAATGGCAGGTGACGGATCATCCCTAATTCCCTACGGGAGTCAGTTGAGGGGTTATAAAGAAGATTAAGCACTTTTGGATTATCAAGTTTAACCGGTCTCATCCCAGTATAGAAATTAATCATGACCGCATCTTCATGGCAAGATATGTATCGAGCAGTTTCACCTTCTGACGTTGTAATGATGAGTTTCGGTTGCCAATGTTTCACGAACCGTTCAATTTCGCGCTTAAACCTTTTAATTTGGTCATCAAAATGCTTAGTGGTTTTACCAGCATGTGAGAAGAGTTTTGGCCGATTTTGATGAAGTAGACGAGGGTAGTATTTATTTCTAAATACATTTTGTTCTTTGTTCCGATGCGGATACAAACTTTGTTTGCCCGTGTAGGACAATCCCTTGATTTCTAAAGGCGAAAATTGAGAGTGTAATAACCATTGCGGCTTGACGTGAGCATAGACCGCGTCATATAGATATTCATACTCAAGATGTTCAATGAACGGCGCGTTCTCAGAACA